TTGCCTTGTACCAATTGATATGATCGTTCCAGTTATTGAACTCACCTCGAATCGGGCAGAAGAACTGCCCATTATAGGGCGGTTTGGTTGTGTCCTTATAGGACAGGTTTAACTCAGTTTGCCGCATCAGATTCTCCTTTAAACCATTCAACTAAAGTGTCAGCTCGGAAGGATCGCCAACCTTCTTTATCTAGACACCACACTACCAAGTTGGCGGACTCTTCACGTTGTTCTAGAATCTCTGGTACATTGTGTTTAGATAATTCAACGTTCAGAGTGCAAGGCATGACCCTACGACCACCATCATTGATCTTATCGAAGACCACTGTAACGACACCTTCTTTTAAAGCTGTGGTTAAACCTTTAATTGTAGTATGTTTTTGAAGCATTATAAAGTTTCCTCTTGCTGAATTTCGACACTAATCCTAGAGGGAACCACTTCCACTCCACCGACAAGGTCAGATGATATCAAATCGCTTAGACGATTCTTTTTACTGCGTGTCCATTTCAAACCAACGTACACACGATACTGTTGTTTTGCAGTTACTAATACCGACTTGTTCCATTCTTCGTAACCAACTGGTGAAATTTGTCGAACCACATTCTTAACACTAGAATTGGTTTCTGTTGCCATCTCTACACTAGATTCGTCACCCGCTTCTACCACGGAGTACTCGGTGTCTTTGTTTACTTGACCAGCTATCTGGTCAGCAAGGTCCGCCTTAGCAATCATCATAGCCTTTTCAACCGCTAGTTGAAGGTTAGATGAAACCGCAGTACCAACACCGTAAATATATCCGTGTTTGTTTTTCCGATCAAGTAATCCACGCTTCTCTTCAGAATCAATGTACCACTCGGGAATAAGGTTGAGTATTGTATTCTCGGTAGACTCTTGTTTTACTTTATAGTTAGACGCACATCCAACTGTTAACATCAATACCGCTACTACTAATAACGCTTTCATAATATATTCCTATTTTGCTAATGCTATAATAACACCAATGAGACCCACATCTACCAGCTGGACTTTTACGTAGTCACCGAATCGATTACGAGGATCAAACTTCTGTTTGCCTTCTTCAGTCGTTTCAGTACATTTTCGGACTTTGGTTTCTTTAATCAGTTGTCCATCTTCGAAGTGTTGCGTCACCTCATAGTGACAATTGCTAGACGATTCTTCTTCTGCGTATGCGCTAAATGCGAACACCAGAAACAGAAAAAGAATAAAGATCTTGAAAAATGTTTTCATAATATAGTACTCGTTCATAAGAATAGTTATTATAACACATTCTTAACGGGTTTGTCAACCTCTTAAGATTCCTTGGAGTTTATCTTCAAAGGCTTCAACTTTCTCTAGACGATTGGGCCAGTAGATATAGTCCTTCTCAGGATTGGCTTTAAGACTATTCAGCAGAGGTGTGACCGCATTGTACAGTTCGTGCAACTTGTTGTGGTAATCCAAAACGTTGTCTGCTTTCTGCTGCAACTCAATAACTGCATCCAGTTCGTCTTCAGTTACCGCAGTAAATCCAAAATCAAAAATGTCTTCACTCATCTTCGGTCTCCAGTGTGAAAGTAAAAGTATCGGGAGTGTAGTCTGCACTGTTCATCAGAAACTCTAAGATGTCCTCACGCATAATTTCAGTCTCCATCTCTTCGTGCGCTCGATTACGTTCTTTTTTAAATGCCATAAAATCAATTACATTATCCACAGAGAGGTGCTCCTTTTACACGATTTACTCTATCCCATTCGTCAGGCGACACATCGTTCAATCGCATATGATGACCAGGCGCTAACTTACCGTCGTACTCAGGATAACCATGTTCGTGTTGATCGTTGACAAACTTGGTCTTGTTCTCTTCGTCATGAATGTACAACTGAATGACCGCATAGTGCAGGATCTTCATGAGATCTTTACGTGCTTCTTTGGCGTTACCTTTGCGACCATACCGCTTGGCATACTTGATCACATTGCCCAAGCAAAAGCCAGTACCATGCCCACTATCAATAATGATATCCGTGGCTTGATATTTGTCCGTAGCGTAGTGCTGATCATATGTTTTGTCAACATACTCCATTAACTCCTGTACTAGTTGATCTTCATTAAACTTGTAATTCATTCACTCGTCTCCGTAAGTCACTTGTTGAGAACCTATGGTCTCGTTTATTAAAATATATCTCAATGCCTCTACTGGCACAAATTGCTCGGCCGGTAAACGTAGAGTCTTTGTATTCTTCACCTATTATTCTAACATCTAAATCAAGCATTGTCAAGATATCTTCCAGATCTTGTTCTGTTTGATAGGGAATAATTTCATTGACATATTTGCAAGCATTCAATTGTGCATAACGTTCAACCAATGTCTGTACAGGCGCGTTCTTGTTTACGCGATCAAGTGATGGATCAACCTGCAACCCACAAATCAAATAGTCACACTGGTCTTTTGCTTCACGTAACATTGCGATATGACCTGCATGAAGCAGGTCAAATGCGCTTGCGGTGAATCCTGTAATCATATTATCACCAATTATGTACTATATTAGACATGATAAAAAAACATGTCATCAAATTCACACCAACAATTATAGTTCTTACTATTGTAATGTAACGATCATAGGGTTCTGTCTTATCGTCAGAATAACCACCCAACGAATACTGCCATATCGTCCAAAATTTAATTAAGCTTTTCTTTACTGTCATCATTATACGTTATGATTAAATCACCATCTTCGTCAATTTCTATTTCTTTGGCATCAAACGCTTCCATGATCATACCCCAAGTAAATAGAATACCAGATTCTCTTCCAAGAAATCTACCAATAAAATAGGCTACGGCTATTAAACCAGTCGCAATTGCTGTGTGTAAATATGGGTCCATGCGAATCTCCTAATTGAACTTAATACCTTTTAGTTTTTCGCCTGCTCTTGTTTTTTCAAAGACGGGAATGTCATCATCCTCTTCTTTGGTCAAGGTCTGTTCGGACTGTTCAACATCATAAAGTCGCATTTTAGATCTGTCAATACCAACAACGAAACGTTTATTGGCACTGGGATCGTTGTAACGATTCTTCAACTGTTTTACCATTATCTGACCGAGTTTATCCATCTCCTCATTTGATACTAGAGCAAACATTAAATCCGCAGTCGCCGGTAAACCGAACGATTCAGAAGTATCTTCTAGCCCAGGATCAGAGTTACCAAATCCACTTCGGGTCGTTTGCGTTGCAGACATGATAGGGACATTGAACTCAACCGCTAGCCCGCGCAACTCTTCTGCAATGCTCTTGATGTAGGAGTATGAGTTAATAGCACCACCCATGCCCTTCATTCTAGAAGACGCACATATATTTAGATAATCTACAAAGATAATTTCAGGTAAAAACTTTCTTTTTAACTTCAATTCGTTTAATAATGCACGAAAATGACTTGTGTGAGCAGCACCAGTAGGATACTCTTTGATGATCAGTTTACCTTGTGTACTAGCAGCAATCTTACCAACACGATCTTTAAACATCTTTTCTGACATATGATCCAACTGGTCAATAGCAACGTTCATCAAGTTAGCATCAATACGTTCGGCGATGCGTTCTTCTGCCATCTCTAATGTAATGTAAAGGACATTACGACCTTGCGATAGGGCACTGGCGGCGACATGACACATGAACAGAGACTTACCTACACCTGTACCTGCCAGCGCGATGTTCAGCGTCTTATTTGGCAAACCACCTTTGGTAATGGTATTGAAGTACTCAAGGTCGAACGGAATACGTTCTTCTTGCTCATGATAAAAGGCGTATCGCTCATCAACGTTCTCAAGATAATCATGACCTACGTTGGTGTCAAAGCACACCGCCAGTGCGTTCTGTAAGATGTCTGGGAGAGCATCCTTTGTCATTGTGTCGTGTTTACCATCAATGATCTGGATGCTCTCCATGATCGCCAAATAGACTGCGCGATCCTGACACCATTTTTCTGTTGTATCTAATAACCACTCTTCATTCTCATCCTTGGCTTCAAAGATGGTAGGCAGAATGTCAAGAGCGTGTGTGTATGTTTGTTCGGTAAATTTTACTGACTGATCTATCTCGATCTTGAAAGAATCAAGTGTGGGAAGTTTATTATACTTACCCACAAACTTGATTATCTCACCAAATAATGATCTATAAACACCTTCAAAGAAATCAGACTTGATGAAAGGTATAACTTTACGCATATACTGTTCATTGGTTAACATATTTCTAAGAATAGTTTGTTCTAGATCAATCTTCATTGTTTTTTTCTTCCTCTGGGTTTCCGTAAACTAAAGATCCGTCCTTAGCCGCTTCTTCTAAAATACTCTCTAGTACATCAGCGGCGAAATCTTGAAGATTAGTATCCTCTTCTGTTAAATCACCATCAGGGCTTGATTGTATCACAAAATTAAACTTTAAGCAATCATTCTCAAAAGCGATATTACCATAACGAATAACAGTCTCAACAAAATCACCTTCAGTAAATCTTACATCCCAAGCCTGTTTGTTACCTTCACCATCATCAGCAGCAGGAACAAGATCATAATCTATACCTTCCCTAGCCATTGAATTCTCCTTCAAGTTCAATGTTTAGATCGACAACGGCACTACCCACAGAGAATGCTTTTTTTACAAACTCTTGAAAGTCGGGTAGTTCTAGAATAGGTGTCCAGAAGGTTTTGTCAAGATCAGCAAGACGATACTTTTTCTCTTCGCCTACTTTCTGATACCATCCGTTAGAAGGTTTCACAACATATCCACCTGCCATTGCAACATCAAGTAACCCAGACATTTCATCAACACCACCTTCCCATGAGACGGTGATGGGAATCTTAGACTGTTCTTTGACAAAGCGAGACTTTTCAACCTTGATAACAAAATCATAACCCATGACCTCAGTACCAGTTTTGTTCTGTCTGCGACCAATGATCCAGATAGTATTTGCGCTGTAGTAAATACCGGTACCACCGCCTACAATATCTTTTGGATACAAACCAATCTCTTTGTAAGTGTGGTTGATAGCCAACATAGGAATATTTTTCATTGCCAGATAGGGTGTCATCATGCGGAACAAACCTTTCAGGGCTTTTGCACGAGACATATCAGCAACAGACTTCTCGTTGATAGCATCTTCGAGTTCTTTCTTAGACGCAAGATTACCAATAGAATCAATTACGATGATAACGTCATCTTCTTTTTCCATTGTTTCTAACTGAGAAATTACATCGAACTTCAACTCTTCTACATCTGTAATAGGTGTATGAAGTACACGCGAAGTATCAATACCAAACTCATCAAAGTATGATTGAGGTGAACCAAACTCGGAATCATAGAACAACATGACTGCATCCGGTTTGGCATTCAAGTAGGCAGCTGCCATCTTCAGAGCGAACGAAGTCTTGAAGTGTTTTGATGGGCCCGCCAGTACGGTTAGACCAGAGGTGATACCCCCGTCTAAACTACCAGTGAGTGCCACGTTTAGCATAGGCACAGTAGTAGGCACAACTTCCTTTTCTTGAAAAAACTCAGACTTATCCATTTGAGATGATAATTTAATTTTTGAGTTCTTTTTTAGTTTCGCCATTAACGACATAATATTTCCTCTAATTCTTGGTACCCACCAATTGGATTACCGTCTATTTTTATTTGTGGAAAGGTAGTTGCACCTACAAACTCTTCTAATATTTCTTCCTTAGTGAAATCTATTTCATATATTTTGTATTCATATTCAACACCCTTTTCTTCACACAGTTTTATAGCTGCGTCACAGAAGGTGCAAGTTAGTTTACCCCAGATCTCAACGTTCATATCAATCCTTAAGATTTCGGATGTTAACGCACTCGTCTAACACAGTAAGTTTATCTGTCATACCGACTAAAAGTTTCACATCTGAATTAGCATATTCTCCACCATATGATATCGCCTGTTTATATGATACTTCTGAATCAATGGAAGCACGTATATAAGTGGGGATAGTTAATGTGGTATCGGTCAACAGAGGATGTTTGAGCATCAATCTTCGAACTGCTGTAGGATTTGACCCACCAATATCTAAAATTGTTTGATGCAGTTGGTTAAAATAGGTTTGTTTTACGGCTTTAAATCCCGACAACCCCAATTTAGTAAAAATAATATTGGGTATAGTATCGGTAATTATCTCTTTCATAGAGTATGAAGTAACATTCATCATAATTTCTTTTAATGATTTTACAGAGGCCGCTGCACCACCCAACAAGACAAATTCGCCATTCAAAATATCATCCACATTCTCTGACACTTCAGGAGAATAAACCACTTTAGTCTGAATAAATGGATTACCAACTGTCGCAGTAAGTGTATTAAACGTATCATGATTAATAGTAGTTTTAATACAAATACCCGAATCAGTTTTTTTAGATAATTTTAGGATATTGTCTATGAAGACCGCATCATCAACCGAGTTATTAGACAAAAGAGGAATGTCTGTACAGACAAAAACAAGCGCTGGTTGCCAATCAACCAACGCATCTATATCATGGGCATCTAGATGTTTATAGTCAATCGATTTTGTATCTAAAGAAACCCTAACCGATTGTGCCAAATAGTTTTGACCAAGAATACCAATTCTGAATTTGTTCTGAGACGGTTTTTTTCTTTTGGGTTGATCAACGTCATCCCAAGATATAATTTTTTCATCATTATCACTCATACGGTTCTCCTATACATTTTTATAAGCATATTCCACTGCTCTATCAGCTTCAACTTCGAGTGGTCTGTTATCATACCACATTCCATTATCATTGTCAAGCTGTCTACATAACTCGGCAACTTCTTGTGCAGTGATTGGATATCCTCTCTTGATTGCATTACCAGCAGTGGCAACCATGATCTGATACATTTTGTGATACCACCCGGTACCTGTTATAGACATATATTCAACGGCTAACTGTTTAGGAAAGAATGGGCAATCACGATACGTGCTCCATACTATACCACTATCATCATTCATTGAAGACTTTCTGTGTTCAATGACTGCTTTCGCCATCTCAGGAGACAATCTGTCTAGAAAACTATTACCTGTGCTGGGCTTATATGACCACTGGGACATTATATAGTCTGGGTCTACATCTTCACCTTCGTTATCAAAGATGAAGTTACACGCATCCGGATATTGTGCGGGTACGTAATACATGCGTGACAGATCTTTGGTCTGCTTGTCTCCGATATCTTTCAGATGTTTGTTGAAAGCATACCAGAAGTGCGGGATCTCTTCTTTGTTTAGTTCTCGTGTTAATGGAAATACGAGACGAAATTTAGGTTGGACAGGAGTACTTGAAGCTGTGGAGTAACATACGAAATTATAGTTTCCGCATATTGTTTGCAGGTTGTGATGGATATCACCGGTATGGATATCAAAATCATCCACATCAACAGCGCACCAACGAGACCAACGCACAACGTTCCTGTTACTGCGCGTACTGTCTTTGATATAAACAGCAGGACTAAGCAAAGCAGAAGAGTTATTACCACCTTTGACTCCTGGTTCTTTTGAGACGTTGACAAGAAACTTCTTGAACTTAGACCACGAAGCGAACTCCATGGTTCTGTGTGTCTTGTTGTCGAACGTGTTTTTGAATATAGTTATTGAATACATGAACTTATTATAGTTCATTTTCGGTTTCATGTCAAGCAAAGAAATCTTCAAGTGTGGCGCTAGGTTCAACATCCCATCCCACAGCATCAAGAATTGGAGTCAATGGATCAAGGAAAGTTTTGTCGAACATCTTATCATAATCTATCTTAGAAACAACATCAAACTCTTTAGGTAACTGTACAGGAAAACTAATTATGTTTTCCTTGATACGGTTGGGGAGCTTGAGGTAAACAAACTTAATTTTCTCACCGTTCTGAATCTTCTCATACTTATCTTGTAACCCCTGATTATCGATCAAGTGATTATACAACAACGCACCACGAACGTGTATTGGGGTGCCCTTTCCATATATATTAGTTCGATCCGCATACTTGGATATGTTACTAACACCACGCGGAAAAGCAACTGACTCAACAGGTAGTTTTTTGAAATCTTGTCGGAATTTACGAATGAACGATTGTGTTTCTAATTCTGTACAATTGACTATTATATGAAACACTTCCTTGAATTTTTCACGAACGATTTCTGGAGTACTAGACTTGATTGCCTCAATACCCATCATTTTTAGTTTGGGTTCGGCGTATTGGACACCCTCAGAATTGTGCACATTTAGAATATACCGTTTCTTCGCCATCCAGATACCACGATCAGCAATAACTTCTCTGGCCATTACCATTCTATTTTCATAGGCATTGGTTTCTATAGCAAGTTGTTCGTATGCCGCAGCAATTTTCTCCTCAAAATGTTCACACACCTTGTCAAGAAAAACAACAGGGTTCTTTGGGTTGTGTATTCTTACCAAAGGAGCCATGTTAATGTAAACAGAATCGGTATCAATAGCGATCACATAATCATCTTTAGTACCAACTATCTCTTGAAGTTCATCGTTGACAGCTTTCTCTGCACATTTAATAGCACGTTGACCACTAGTGGTGACTGCTTCAGCAACACGTTGATCGAAATATCGGAAATATCGATTTGCCAACGCACCATAGAGAGAGTTCATCAGAATCTTAATACCGGTCTGTTCAGTATCTAGGTTTCCAATTTCTCTAGCAAGTTTTTCAGAGGGAGACTTCTCATACTTTTGTTTAGCAACAAGCATCTGTTTCTTGATACCAACTCTACGATCATAAAACTTACGAATAACTTTAGGAATCACACCTTCAATATCTTTACGGTATTTGGTGCCGTTAGCTGCAATGGTACAGTCTTCGCTGTCAGAGTAATCTAAGGTTTCGGGTGAGATGTTATACTGTACCAGAATATTTGGATATAGGGAATTCAAATCGAACGAACACACCCAATCGTGAGAACCGATCATGGGGTCTTTAACATACCCGCCTACAATCTTAGGTGCAATATCAGGAACCGAAGCTCTGGGTGGTATTACAATATTATCGGGCAACAACGCATTGTAGATAGTAGCGTCCCATATCGCAGTAGTTCCCAACGCATCTTCCAGTTTCGAGTGAGCACCGTATGCCATCGTCATAACTAGTGTAATGATACCCAACTTTTCTTCAAGTCTATCAACAAGTTCAACGTCTTTTATATTGTAATCAATGAATTTTTGAAAATCGTGTTTGTATAATGCATGTAGACTGCCGTACTCATCATAAGAGAGTTTACGTTCGTCCAATACAACGCTTGCAATATGGTCTAACTTATATGATTCTTGTTGACCATATGTGTTCCATGTAAACTTCTTAAACAGATCATAATAATCAAGTTGAACAATACCTTCAATCTCATAGGCTTGTTGTTCACGTCCCATCATCGTTATCTTACGTTCACGGATATTTCTCCATGGAGAAAATCGTCTTGCTGTCTCACCACCAATAATCCTAGTTGTTCGGTTTATCAGGTAAGGCATATCAAAAAGATATGTATTCCAACCAGTAATAATATCTGGGGTTGTTTTATGATTATCCCAAAAATTAAGAAAAGATTTTAACAGATCTATTTCGTTGTCGTGTCGGTAGTATTTAACATCCATATGTGTTTTTGAAACATCATAGTCATAGAGTCCCCAAACATGGTAGACAGAATCGTGGTTATTCTTTAGGGTAATTGATATTACTGGGTGAAGGGCCTCTTCTGGTAACGGGAACCCCTCATCAGATGCAACTTCAATATCGATTGTTGCAACGTTTACCAGATTGCGATCAAATTCTATATTGGCTGGGAATTCAGTTGCTAGAAATTGTAAGACGAAATTGTTTTGGCCGTGGATGGGTTTACCACTGACGCCTTCATAATCACGAACATGATTCGAAGCGTCTCGCATAGAATCAAAATGCACCGGCATTAGTTTTTCGCCGTATAGTCCACGATACCCCGTCTCTTCTACACCACGATGCATTTCAAATAAAGTTGGACAATATGCAACTTGTTTTTGAACACGTTGACCATTTTCATAGCCACGATAAAGGATATTGTTTGCTCTTCTAGATACTGATGTGTAAAATTTATTCATGGGGTAATTATACTATAAATCTTATCAATCGTCAAGCGTTATCCACTCCACATCTGGGTGTCTTTTTTTATTGTACAATATATTTTGGTCGTATTCACCCGTTTTAGAATTCTTAGTCATTTCACGATCCGTAACAGTGCCACCATATCTAACGTCTATACATTGTGTGATAGGTGAGTGTAGAATCTTGGATGGGTCACGATGTGCTTGATGACAAGATCTACCTATACCAGTCATGTTAGCCCAACGAGTATCAACTTTTCTGTCACACGGCCAATAAATATTATTTTTAGAATATTGCGTTTCATTGGACCAATTATCAGTAGCTTTATGCATAATACCCATAGGGCCCATATTGACACCACTCAAAAAAACATCTATCCATTTTTGGGCTACTTCTGGCCACATAGTATAAAATTCGAACGCCATTCCTATACCAGCGGCGGGAAACTGATTCCATTTACTCATAAGTGTTCTAAAAACATCTTCACCATTGACTCTTAAAAATGCGTCATGTTCTAAGATCCAGAACCTTTCGCCTTCAGAGAGACGTTTAATCATACGATAGTTTGAGTGTAACGAACCTATTTCTTGAGGTGAACGCATCTTTAAATGATTTCCGTCCTTGCCACGTGTCACTTTTTTATGGTTTATTAATTCAGGTAGTAAGGTTTCTGGAGTGATGCATTGCACAACCTCTATCTCAAAAATATCTGAAACTCTCTCAAAAGATTTCAGTGCAACTTCCATATAACGAACAGCTAGTTCATTATTTAAATCCACTTGCATGTAACCTTTAATCATATCTTATCCTTAAAATAGCAGACTTGGTTTAACGAGAGCTACTCGAACCCAGTTATGTTAATCACCGGCCTGCCAGCGGGTCAACAACCATCATTCAAAGTAGACGGTTCACTTCTCGAGCTGGCTCCCTGTCGTGGGCTCGAACCACGGACCCAATGATTAACAGTCATTTGCTCTACCAACTGAGCTAACAGGGAATTGAACTATTACTTAGACATATAGTACCGGCGACATTCCTGATGAGACTCAGCAACACCGTCTAATACTTCTTGTGCACATTTTTCGTCGAGTTTTCGGTTACTGTCTTTTACAAGTACAGTTCCGATTAACATCATTGCGATTACAATACCTGGCATGATCACCTCCTTATTAAAAATTAAATCTTACTTCAGTTTCAACCTTAGTCTTAGCATCGCCAGTGTCCTTGGTCTCCAGTTTACCTTTAACTGTTACAGCATCAAACTTGAACTTGTATCCTGCTTCGTAACTGTGACCCTTAGTCATTGGTCCGATTTCAAAATACATGTTGTTCTTTGCTTTGTAACCTAGTCTTAAATGATGAGTTGTCTTAGTGTGATCCCACTCTTTCAACTCGTACTCGTTCTTGTATTCTATGTAGGGTGCGGCTTTAATGTCTAAACTTAAAAACATAAACACCGATCCTATGAATACCAAGGCTACAATCGTTTCTTTCCAATTCTTTTTCATATCATTACTCCTTTATTAAAAGAGTATCTATTTAATAAGGGGCGTTAATATGGTAAAGGTCTAGTTAATCTTTGGTTAATGTTTCGTAAAGATTGGGTCGGGGGGATGCGTCCCCCCAGTTTATGCCGTCATGCGCTTAAGAGGCACCCAAAGGTTTTACAAATATGGCGCTGGCATATACAGACTTGAACCCGCTGTGTACACACCGTAGTTAGGTGTGAAAAGAGGTGCTATTAGACCTCCCAGTACAAGCGAAGCAAAGAATACAATGCCTAACCAACTTTTCATTTTCTTGATCATGCGAACCAACTTACAGCAATCATGATCGGTGCGACTAAAAGCACACCAAGTAGTTGCGCGATTGCAACCATCTGTTCTTTTTTAGAGGAAAGAAATTCCTCGCTTTTTACAAACTTTTCCATTGTTACGTCCTTATTGAGAATTAATTTCTATTTTTCTCGGACGCTGTTCTTCGGGTAGTTCCACTTTGAGTTTAATCACCAGTAGTCCATTGACGAATTCAGCTCCATCAACGACAACATGATCTGCAAGTCGGAATGTTTCCACGAATTTCTTCGTAGTAATCCCTTTGTGAAGATACTCGGTAGTATCCTCTTCAGGGTTGCCCCGAATGACTAGAACACCAGGCTTTGCCTCGATATCTAGGTCTTTCTTTTTGTAACCACCAAGTGCAAATTCCATAGCGTATTCCGTGTCAGAATATTTTACAATATTGTGACGAGGAAAACCCTTCTCGTTTGCGCCAGCGGCAGTTAATCTTTCTATCTCATCCCAGACATGGTCGAAACCAATGAAACGAGAGTGGGGGAACGAAAACACTTTACTTCTTGTAGTAACCATTGCTATCTCCTTATTTAATTTAAGCAAGATTGTTGTCTATCGATCAGACTATTCTGCA